TTCACGTGATCTGCTGGCATAACTTAAAGTACACTTAGGGGCTGGCTATACGCTGGCCCCTTTGTCACATCTTAAGGAAGCATAATGGCTCTTACATTTCTTACATTGACTAATGATGTTATTACTCGTATGAATGAAGTAGTGCTTACTTCTGCTAACTTTGCAGATTCCAGAGGTGTGCAGACCCAATGTAAGAATGCTGTTAATGAGTCTATACGTTACATTAATCAAAAAGAGTTTACGTATCCTTTTAACCATGCCACTAATGCTTCTACTCTAGTTCCCGGCGTATCAAGGTATAGCCTACCAGCCAGCGCCAAACACGTAGATTACAATACAGCAAGAATTAAAAGAAGCACCACGCTTAATGCCGCTGGTAGCAACTTAGCTAACCTTGATTACAACGAATACATCAGTAAAGAGTTTGTTAATCAAGAAGATGATGTTATAACTACAACACTAAATGGCTCTCATTCAAGCTCTGTAACTACACTTACACTTACTTCCTCTACAGGCTTCTCAGCGACAGGAACTGTATACATTGGCGGTGAGCAAGTTAGCTATACAGCAATATCAGGCAACGACCTCACAGGCTGCACCAGAGGCGCTAACAGCACCACTGCAGCAACTCACAGTAGCGGCGTAACTGTTACACAGTTTACCAATGGAGGTGTACCTCAGTTCATTGTACGCACACTAGATAATAATTACTTACTATACCCTTTCCCTGACAAAGAGTATACTTTAGCGTTTGACTTCTTTACATTCCCTGATGATCTTTCTGCACATGGCGATACTACCACTATTCCTGACAGGTTTAAGCCTATTATTGCAGACGGTGCAGCAGCCTTTGTTTATCAATATAGAGGCGAGACAGCCCAATATCAATTAAACTTTCAACGGTTTGAGCAGGGCATTAAAAACATGCAAAGCTTGCTTATTAATAAGTTTGAGTATGTCCGTTCTACTGTAATACATAGACCTAAAGGGTTTAATGTAGGGATATTGTTTTAATGCCTGATAATTCTCAAGTACAACCAGTAGCATTTAACTGTGAGGGAGGTTTAGTTTTAAACCGTTCTACTTTTCTTATGCAACCGGGAGAGGCATTAGAGCTAGAAAACTTTGAGCCAGACATTGAGGGTGGCTACAGAAGAATAGATGGTTACAGTAAATTTATAAATCACGTAGTTCCTTTTACATCAACCAGCTCTGAAAAAGTATTAATGGTAGCTAACTTTGCAAACAAAGTAGTAGCA